CAAATCTGTTTAACTCTTTTAGTTATAGCAGCGTATATTAACTTACTCAAATAGTCTGATATTATCAGCACGTTTCAAGGATTCACTCACATACTGAGTGGATCCTTCTTTGTATTCCATCATCTCCTCTAGATCATCAAACACAACATTTAAATATATTGGTTTAATTAAAAATATACTTCTCTTATCATCATTAACTTTTTGTTCATACTGATAATTAGTAACTGCTTTTGATATTGGATTTACTGTTATTACCTCTTCACTTAATTGTTCATAATAACTTACACTTTGTGCAGCACTTACTCTAACACCTTTTGGAAATATAATAATCCCACTCATATCTTTAACTTCATTAGATTCATAGTGATGAATTTCATCTAGTTTTGCCACTGTTCCATATTTGTCTAATACATAATTTTCAAATGCTTGTTGATTTAATGGCCATTCATTGTAGATATTAACAATATTATTTGATAGAAGTACAACCCAATCTAAATTAGGATCACCATATATTTCATTGGCAACATTATCTGGTCGATCATCACCTTTAACATTATACTTTTCAAAGACAGTAAGATCTTGAAATAGATCCTCTCTTATTTTTCCTTTCTTAAAGAAATTTTTTACCTGAGTATAATTTGAAATAAATTGACCATCTTTTGTACGGTTAACATATTCAAAGTCTGGTATGTTACGGAAGTAATTTTTAGCCATGTTAGAAACCTATTGACTCGTCTGTATCACCATCAAGAGCAGTATACTCATCATGATAAATTGGTTCTAGTTCTTTGAAACTCATTGACATTTCGTATGCAA